TAAAACTGACGACCGTCGATATAGTTATCAGGGCAATGCGCCAGTCATTCGACGGCGACCCGCTGACACAGGAATCGCAGAGTGCTATCGGCTATACATGGTCCGGCACTTATGCGATTCCAGGCGGTGGCATTGCGGGCGCAATTATGAAAAACGACCTCAAGCGTCTCGGACTGCGTAAACAGCAGTATGGAGTTATGGAGTTATGGGAAAAATCCACGGAATAACCGTTATTCTGTATGAGCAAGCGGATACCGGAGAGAGCGATGGTTTCGGGCGTCCGATATATGCAGAGAATCCCGTCGAAGTAGAAAACGTGCTTGTCGGACAGCCGTCAGCGCAGGAAGTTCTCGACACCTACAATCTGACTGGTAAAAAAGCGGTATATACCGTCGGGATTCCTAAAGGCGACACGCATACATGGACGGGCCGAAAGATTGAATTCTTCGGCGAGACGTGGAAAGCGATCGCTTTGCCCGTTTCCGGCATCGATGACCTTGTCCCGCTTGATTGGAACAAGACGATACAGGTGGAAAGATATGCCTAATATCCTGAAGTTTGAGTTAAATAGAAACGGCGTTCGGGAACTTCTGCAGTCAAGCGAAATACAGGCGATTATCAAACAGCATGCATCTGCTAAAGCGTCACAGGCGGGTTCTGGATACGCCTATGATGTAAAAGTTGGTAAAAGCCGTGCTTATGCCAATATATACGCCGAGACGGAGGAAGCCAAAAAAGACAACTTTGCAAATAACACGCTTGAAAAGGTCATTAGGCTATGATTGAAGTCGTATTAAAAAACTATTTAGAGGGGGCGCTTGATGGCGTCCCCGTTTTTTTGGAAATGCCGGAAACACCATCAGGCAGACATTCGCAAATGCCGAATAGATTCGTGTTAATTGGGCGGATTGCGGGCGGAAAAGTAGATCAGATTCATTCCGCGTCGTTTGCACTCCAATCGTATTCGCTCGTATCGCTTTATGACGCGGCGGCGCTTGATGAAGCCGTCCGTGACGCAATGGATGACTTTGATGGCGTTGAAAACATCGGGATGGCGCGTCTGGCATCTAATTATAACTTTACTGACACATCAACAAAGCGATACCGCTATCAGGCAGTGTACGACATTACCTACTTGCGGTAGAAAGGAAAAAAATCAATGCCTAACACAGTATCAAATGTTACCTATGGAAAGCCCAAAAAGACAGGTGCTGTTTACTGGGCGCCTTCCGGCACTACACTGCCTACGGATGCATCCACAAGCCTTGACGCTGCTTTTGTGTGCCTCGGATATGTTTCTGAAGATGGTGTAACCAACTCCAACTCGCCCTCATCCGAGTCTATTAAGGCGTGGGGCGGTGACAGCGTTTTGACTGTGTCCTCTGACAAGGCGGACGAGTGGAGCCTGTCCCTGATCGAAGCCCTTAACGTAGATGTTTTGAAGGCTATCTACGGACCTCAGAACGTCAGCGGAACCCTTAGAGACGGGATTGTCGTCCGTGCGAATTCCAATCCCAACGAGGCGGCTTGCTGGGTTATCGATATGCTCCAGCGCAACAATACGATGAAGCGCGTCGTTATCCCTGCCGGAACTATCACCAATCTGGAAGATATTTCGTACAAAGACGCTGACGCCGTTGCATACGGCATCACTATTTCTGCATCCCCTGGCGATGAGTCTTTCGGCTACGACACGCACAAGGAATACATCGCAACAGCATGATAATAATCAGGAGGTAGGTGAATGAACGACAACATGGTTAGTGGAGTCACGAAAACAGGATTTGCTTACGAAGTTGATAAAGAGTGCCTGCAAGATGCTGAATTTCTGGAAATTTTTGCGTCGGTATCAAAAGGCGGAAGCGAAGCTTTTCAGGTGTTCGACCTCATCCGTATGATTCTCGGAGACGAACAGAAAAAAGCGCTTTTTGAACATTGCCGGAACGAGCGCGGGCGCGTCCCGATCGACGCCGTCACAGATGAGATTTCGGACATCTTTGCGATGCTCGGAAGTAACCCTGACACAAAAAACTGATTACCCTTGCCGTGATGCTTTCTGCTGACCGTGACGCACTAATCTGCGACATGGCGGAAACCTATCATATTTACGACGTGCGGGCGTTACCGGTAAAGACGCTGGCGACGCTCGCGTGTGGTTTGCGTGATGATTCCCGCATAAAACTGAAAATTACAGGAGCGACATATTATCCGCCGTTTGTTTTGCTTATGCGGATCCATGACGTTCTAACGGATGTTTTTTACGGCGCAGATGCGGACGTGTTCAGGTTTCGCGACAAAGAAGCGCCGAAAGAACGAGAATCGTTTGGCTATGACAGCGGTGACGAGCTGATGGCAGCACTGGCAAGGTTTAATAAAAATTGAGGTTAGTTTTATGGCTACAGATTTAGGGCAGGCATATGTCCAGATAGTCGCGTCGGCGAAAGGAATATCGGGCAGTATTACGTCCGCCCTGTCGCCTGAAGCCGAAAAAGCGGGTAAAAACGCAGGCAATACCATATCTAAAAATATCGGCTCATCTATCAGCAAAGCCGGTAAAACTATTTCGGGCATCGGGAAGGCGATCGCTCCATTGTCATTAGCAGCGACCGCGCTGTTTTCCGGCTCAACTATAAGCGCATCCGGTTTTAATGACGCAATGGCAAAAATGTCAACGCTGTTTGACACCAACGAAGTCTCTGTGAAGGGGCTTTCTGATCAGTTCCTTGAGTTGTCCAACAAGACCGGAATATCAGCAATAGAACTCGCAGAAGCAGGATATCAGGCATTGTCTGCCGGTCAATCCGTGGAAAAAGTCGGAGAATTTGTGGAGACAGCCGGGGAACTTTCCAAGGCTGGATTTACGTCTACAACGACCGCCGTTGATGTCCTTACAACAGCAATGAACGCATACGGCGACAGCGCTGGAACAGCGGACGAGATTGCAAACAAGTTAGTTCGTACGCAGAATCTCGGTAAGACGACTGTTGATGAATTGGCGTCTTCAATGGGTAAAATCATCCCTACTGCGTCAAGCATGGGCGTAAACATCGACAATTTAACTTCCGGATATGTATCGCTGACTAAGCAGGGTATTGCAACCGCTGAGGCAACGACATACATGAACAGTATGTTGAACGAACTCGGCGACAGCGGGACAACTCTCGGCGGGGTTTTGAAAGAAAAGACGGGCAAGTCTTTCCAGGATTTAGTCGGAGAAGGCAAATCACTCGCCGACATCCTGCAAATCACCAAGGACTATGCAGATGAAAATGGCATTGCCTACAATGAATTATGGGGGTCTGCGGAAGCGGGAAAAGCAGGACTTGCAATCCTGAACGGCGGCGTCGAGGAATTTAATGACACTGTAAAAACTATGTCGTCTAATGTTGATGATGTTGGCCAGGCACTGGACAAATTAGATACACCATCAACAAAGATTCAGAAATCGCTCAACCGCGTCAAAAATTCCGGTATTGAACTTGGCACGGCCATCCTCACAGCTTTGTCTCCGGCGATTGATAAGGCATCAAGCGTAATCGAGAAAGCGACGACGTGGTTTAACAATCTGTCAGACGGCGCGAAGCAAATCATCGCTGTTGTTACCGGTGTGATTGCAGTGTTGTCGCCTGTTCTGGTAGTCGTCGGCAAGATTATGGGTTTTGTCGGGAAAATCCTTCCGATAGTCACGAAGCTAAAGGCGTCTATCGGCGGATTGTCTGGCATATTAGCCGCCATCACATCCCCGATCGGAATAGTGGTGATTGCTATCGGTGCGCTTACAGCTGCATTTGTCGCCCTATATAAGCATAACGAGGACTTTCGAAATCTTGTTAATACTACATGGACCGAGATACAGGCAAAATTTCAGAACGTCATAGCAGCAATTCAGGAACTGATCCAGGCAGGCATCGCTAAGGTTCAAGAGATTGTCCAGGGGTTTATCGCACTTGCTCAAGCGATATGGGAGCAGTTCGGCGCAGACATCACTGCTGTGCTGACAAATTTGTTTACATATCTCGCCACTATCGTGCAGGTCGGACTTGATGTGATAACCGGCATTATTAATACCGTAACTGCTATTATCAACGGCGACTGGTCCGGAGCGTGGGAGTCTATAAAGCAAACCGCTGTTACAGCATGGGAGGGGCTGAAGCTGA